ATGAGCCTGCCCTACGGTGGGGGAGGTGGCAACAAACAGGACTGGATCGAGAGCGAGTACGAACACCTCCAGAGGTTCGAGACCATCTTCCTTGCCCTCGATCAAGACGAGCAGGGTGAGGCTGCGGTCAAGGAGATCACCGCGCGCCTCGGGGCACACCGCTGCCGGGTGGTGAAGTTACCGAGGAAGGATGCCAACAAGTGCCTCATGGATGGTGTGCCGGTCGAGGAGATCAAAGCGGCCTTCGAGGCGGCTGAGACGCTCGACCCGGAACAACTCCAGCGCCCGCCGGTCTACGGTGACAAGGTGGTCGAACTGATGCACCCGACCGAGAACACCTACCTTGGTCAGACAATCCCCTTCAGCAAAACCTCGGGCAAAGTCCACTTTCGTGACGGCGAGTTGAGCCTCTGGTCTGGCGAGAGCGGGTCAGGGAAGAGCCAGCTTGTCGGACAGTGCATCTGCCACTGGGTATCGAGGGGAGCGAGGGTGCTGCTGGTCAGCCTGGAGATGGCGCCGGCCCAGACGCTGAGGCGGATGGTCAAGCAAAGCACGGGAGGAAAAGATCCCAACGAGCCGGTGATCCGCTATGCCTTAGAATGGTTGGGCGAGGGCCTCTTGCTCTACGACCATGTTGGCAAGATTAACATCCCCTCGATGCTTGAAGCCTTCGAGTACGCCAGGGCGAGATACGGCTGCACCACCTTCGTGATCGACAGCTTGATGCGCCTCGGGGTGAAGTCGGACGACTACGTTGGCCAGGAGGAACTCGTGTTCCAACTGGTGGATTGGGCCATCGCGAACAACGTCCACGTCCACCTTGTGGCTCACACCCGGAAGAAGGATCACAGCTATGCCGGCCCACCCCGGCAGGACGATGTGAAGGGCGCATCGGAGCTTGTCCAGAACAGCTTCAACGTCCTCCTCATCCACCGCAACCGTAAGCGCGAGGAAACCCTCAACAATCCCGAGACTGAACCCGAGGAGGCAGAGAAAGCTCGTGTCCAGGCCGGTGTCAGCCTCTCGGTAGTGAAGCAGCGGAACGGGGACTGGGAGGGAAAACAGCGCCTCTGGTTTGATCAGGACACTTACCAGTACCGCGACACAGTTGATCCACCATTACACACGCCGTACTATGTGCGGCTCCCTCAGGCAGCGGAATAAGGATGATGTGATGACTGCTCTCAGTGTGATCGTGGCAATCGCCCTTATGGGCATGATAGCGGGGATGGCGATATTCGCCGTCGCCTTAATTTACAGAATGTGGAGAGGATGAAGCGATGCTTAACTCAGTTGAACTTATCGGAAATTTAGGGCGCGACCCCGAGGTCCGCCAGACACAAAACGGCACCCAGGTCGCCAACCTGAGTATCGCCACCACGGAGAAGTGGAAAGATAAAAACACGGGCGAGCGCAAGGAGGCCGTCGAGTGGCACAAGGTCACCCTCTGGGGCGCCCTCGCCGGCATTGCCGGGCAGTATCTCCGCAAGGGCAGCAAGCTCTACGTCCGTGGCAAGCTCCAGACCAAAAAATGGCAGGACCAGACCGGCGCCGACCGCTACACCACCGAGGTGGTTCTCAACGGCTTCGACAGCAAGATGGTCATGCTCGACCCGCCGCAGCAGAGCCAGCAGCAGGGCGGCTACCAAAACCAGGGGCAGCAGCAATACCAGCAGCCTCCTCAGCAACAGCAGGCACCCCAGCAGCAACAGCAGCAGTGGGGTGGCCAGCAGCCTCAGGGGTATCAGCAGCAGGGGCAGCAGGCTCCGCAGCAGCAGATGCAGGGTGGCGGGCCGGGTGGTGATCTCAACGATGAGATACCATTTTAGGGTATTTGCCATCAGGTAGTTTCTGTGCTAACACCCTTGTATGAAAACATGCAAGGGCTGCGGCGCCCAAAAGCCGTTGAGTGAGTTTTATGCCTCTGTCCCGAGGTGCAAGGAGTGTCATAAAGCAGCCGTCAAGGCGGCTAGGGAGAGGAAGGCCGACTACTACAAGGCCTACGACCGGGCGAGGGCGAATAGGCCTGATCGTGTGGCCGCGAGAAAAGTTTATGCGGGCACGGATCAGGGCAAGGAAAGGCAGAGGGCTGGAGCAGAGGCGTGGCGGAAAAGAAACCCAGAAAAACGAGCGGCTCACGTTGCCCTTGGAAATGCTGTCCGTGATGGGCGTGTCGTTAAAAAGCCTTGCGAGCAGTGCGGCACTGAGAAGGGTGTCCATGGGCATCACAAGGATTACAGCAAGCCCCTGGAGGTCCGCTGGCTTTGTTATCAGTGCCACTTCGATCATCACGTCAAGGTGAGGGAGAATGAGCGGCAGCAATAAACCTCTCGGCGGGCACTGGCTAGACCCCGGCTGGGTCCGCCGACGCCTCCACCTAATGGGGGCCGAGGATGCCAAGGCGGGCATGCTGGCGCCCATCAAGGGCGGGGGTAACCCCATCAGACATCTCTTTCGTAAAGGGGTGCTGGACAACAACCACGTCGCGGCAGCCGAGGAGATCGAGAAGGTCTTCGAGGCCGTCAGCGCCGGCTACTTCCCCAAGTCGCCCAGGCTCAACGGGCCGACCTCGATGAAAGACCCCGGCGGCTACTACCAGCGCCTGCCGGCGTCGATGCTCGACGGCTTCCAGCTCAACTACCGCCCATGGGCCGAGGAGACGGGCACCATCCGCATCACGCCCGAGGTGACCGTCCTGGGNGCCACGCTCCATGCCGTGGTGGACGGCTGGCGCCTCAGGGACATCGAGCGGCTGTGCGAGAAGGCGCAGGGTCACGGGTATGCTGGTGCTATGCTTCAAGATAGCCTCGACAGGTACGTTGAGCATGCGGGATGGTAGGGGTGGGCAAATTTCCCCACCTGTAACCTATTGATATTACAGACTTTTCCTTATGGGAAAAATAGGTCAAAAAAATGCCTAATTATCCCATTTAGATGTTGCAACGATGCGACATCGTCCCTATATATGAGGGGCACAAGGGAGAGAGAACATGACCACCGCGAAATTCCAGACCGAAACCAAATACGGCTCGCCGCTCAACAACATCAAGATCAATGGCCGCGAGTACACCGTCAGCCGCATCACCGAGATCACGAAGCAGGCCGATGGCTACACCTTCACTGGGCTGGCCAACGGTTCGCCTTTTGAAATTTACGGCGGCAAGAAGTCTGGCGGAGCGGCCAACGAGTGGTTCGTTGAGTGGCCGGCAGCTTTCTCCAGCTACATCCGTGCGACCAGCTTGGTCGATGCCGTGAAGCTGATTGAGGGCGCATAGGCGCCTTCGGCATCAACCCCAACCCAGGAGACAGATAGATGACTACAGCAAAATGGAACGGTTACGGATGGCAAGCATCAACCAAGCGACAGGTCCGCATCAAGGCCGGCGTTCGACCTTATGGCGGACGGCTCGTTGATGTGGTCAGTGAAAACGAGCGCGAGGTCACGGTGATACCGCCGCATCCGGTGAAGCCTATCGAGCGGGTGTATCAGAGGGATGAGATTGAGGAACTGGGGGGCCGGAAATAAGGGCTTCTTTCCCGAAAGAAAAGTGTTGCATCTTTGCTCCAAAGCTCCTATATAGAAGGGGAAGGAGAAACCCAGATGACCGCACCCATCCGCAAGATCATTCACACCACGGGCGCCCCCGACCGCAGCACCGCCCGCATGATCCGTCGCCCCGGCAAGATCACCTCCGCCACCCTGGAATGTGGCCATGAGTTGTGGGCCAACGCGGGCGATGTCAGGCAGGGCAAAATGTATTGCTTCGATTGTTTTTACAACAAGCCCGTCACGGGCAACGCCCAGATCACTCTCGACATGCTTGGCCTGACCGCCGTCCAGTAACCACCCCAACCCAGGAGCCATCTGATGCAGTACAACATCCCCCGCGCCAACCTCAGCCACCTGCGGAAGCGGATCGAGAAGATCTCCCGCAAGGCCGAGAAGCTGGGCTGCGAGCCCGTCACCCTGACCGAAGGCGAGACCTTCACCACCGTGAAGCTGCCGGGTCAGGATGCTTTCAACACCACCTCGACTGAGAAGATCGAGGAGGCCTCCCGCAACAAGCACGCCTCCATCCGCACCTACACCAAGGTCACGGTCGAGGGTGCCGCACCGCAGATCAAGGGCTGGACCCTGATCGCCGCGCTCGATCACAAGAGCCACTCCGAGACCATCGTCAAGACCACCGTCGATGATCTGCCGGTCAAGTACCGCCAGCACGACGGTTCCTGCGACCACTGCCAGACCAAACGTCGCCGCAACGACACCTACGTCCTGCGGAACGATGCCGGCGAGACCAAGGCCGTTGGCCGGCAGTGCCTGAAAGACTTCCTGGGCTACAACGATCCCCAGAAGGTTGCTGAGTGGCAGACCTTTCACAAGATCGTGGACATCTGCCGCGATGCCGAGGAGTGGGGTTGGGCCGGCGAGCGTGTCAATCCCGAGATTGGCCTGGAGCGGTTCCTGGCCCAGACCAGCGCCTGCGTCCGCAAGAATGGCTGGGTCTCTCGCGGCGCTGCCAGGAACATTCCTGAGTACACTGCCACTGCTGACACCGCCTGGGGCCAGTTCTTCCTCTCCCCGGAGCAGGTTGCCAAGGGCTTCAAGATCCATACCGATGAGAAGGACATCGAGGTTGCTCGCGATACCATCCAGCACATCGCCTCCCGCGAAGTCCGCAGCGATTTCGATCACAACCTCAGCGTCGCGCTCAAGGATGACTTCGTGACCTACGCCACTGCCGGGATCGTCGCCTCAGCCATCAGCGTCTACCAGCGTTGGCAGGAAGCGGAGATCAAGAAGGCAGTCGAAGCCGCCCACCGCGAAGCCCGCCCCAGCAGCCACATCGGAGAGGCCAAGCAACGCCTGGACCTGGGCGAGGTCACCCTGGTTCACAAGTCCTGGCATGACAGCCAGTGGGGCAGCACCGCGCTGCATCGCTTCGAGGACACCGATGGCAACGTGATCATCTGGTGGGCCTCGGGCTCTGGTTCTGCCGCTGACGTGCTGGAGCAAGGTGACACCGCCCATGTGACGGCGACCGTCAAAAAGCATGACGACTACAAGGGCACGCCGCAGACGGTGGTGACCCGCCTGACGATCCACGAGGAGGCGGCTTAGGCCGTCTCCATTTTTTTACACAATCTTCCGACAAACCAAGGACTGTCGGAAGATAAACAGGAGATGATGTGATGTCCGACTTCAAAGCAACAGACCACGGCACTGTGGTGGGGTTCGCCCCTCTCACTGAAGCCGCCCAGGAGTTCCTCGATGAGAACGTCCACATCGAGGACTGGCAGTGGGTTGGCCAGCAGTTCTATGTCGACCACCGCCCCGCCCAGAACCTGATCGACGGTATCGTGTCGGCGGGTCTGTCGGTAGGAGGGTGATATGACCATCCTGAAGCACAACGAGTACGACCGCACCCTGCGTGAACTCTGGTACGACGAGGTCCACGGAGACAACGGCCTCGCCCCTGGCGATGTCGGCTCGAACCCCAATGCTCGCATTGCCCGTCACAACCACCTCGAACGCGCCCTTCGTGAGGGCTGGGCCGAGGTGCGCTACAGCGGGCCGAGGGGTGGCCGGCGCTATCACTCCGTCAAGGACGTGAAGCCGAGGGCGGCGAACGATGGCTAGCACCTGGGTCAAGAGCATTCGCTGGATGGAACAGCGGCACAACGGTTACTGGTGCGTCCATGAGATTGTTTTTGGCCGCACCATGGCCTGGAGCCATCTGCCTGAGGAGACGATGAACTATGCTCCTCACGATGGCGAGCATCACACCGTCCTTGAGGCAAACAATCGTGAGAGTGCCGTGAGCCTCTTGCGGGCGTTTGACGGGCGGACCTTTCAGGGGGCATAATGAGCCATGTGTAGGATGTGTGAAATCAGGGCCTTGGTCGAGGCGGCGGACGCTGCGAACTCCGCCACTTGTCAGGCCATCAATGACATCGCTGACGCCCATGACGAACTCGTGGACCCGGCCACGGCGGACGCCTTCGAGGGTAAGGACGCGGAGCTTTACGCCACCCTCCTTGAGGGGGCGGAGAGGCTATCCAAGTGCCGGCGTGCCCACAAGAAAATCATGGAGGAACTCGACGCCAGGGACGATGTCGAGGTCTTAGAGGATGAGGTACTCCACGATGCGCCGCGCCATTCAATTCATTAGGGATAAGATCATGTCAGACTTCAGTTACAGCAAGGCCCCTGAGGGGGGCTATCACGTCGCAGACGGCGATGGGCAGCGCCTTGGCCACATCGAGCGTGTCAGCTCGCACGAGTGGCAGGCCAACCAGCACGGCGAGACCGTGGGTGGCTTTCAGGTGCGCGGATCGGCGGCGGTATACCTGCTCGAAAACTTCGACGCCGCCAAGGTCGAGGTGCCCGTCGATGCCGACAGCAACCACAAGGTCTACGCCGTTCTGAAGGCGTCGAAGAAACCGCTGAACTCGAAGACCATCGCGGCGGCTGCCGGCCTCGATCTCCTGGCGACCAAGGTCATCCTCTCCCGCCTCTTCCATGCCGGCAGGATCACCCGGCCCCAGGCCATGAGGTATCAGGTCAAGTAACAGCCCAACATGAAAGGATGAGTGATGCCATCCAACTACCCCGCTGACTGGATGACCAAAGACGCCAGCGCCGAGAAGCGTGCCGGCAAAAAGGTGGACGCCAAGCTGTCCCTGGAGAAGCTCACTGAGCCGACCTTGGTCGGAGCCAGGGGCCGCACAGAGAAGGGGCAGGCCCACTGGGGAGGTGAAGGCCCTTCAGCCAAGAGGTGCCGCCACTGCGTCCACTGGACGCCGCCTGAGGGTATCCATATGTACTCCGTCAAGGGCGTGCTGGCGAAGGGCTGGTGCCAGGAGTACGTCAAGCTCTCGAACACCAAGGCGCCCGGCCCCAAGTTCAGGCACGGTGCCCTGACGTGCAAACATTTCATCGAGAACCCCAAGCCGCCGAGAGAATTTGCCAAGCTCGATGCCTCGACTGGGGGGTGGGTGTGATGGAATGGGGGCACGGCATCACCCTTGGCATGCTGGCCTTTTCGGTAGGCTTGCTTGTCCTGGTGACACTCCAGGGCAGCGACCTCAAGGAGGAGATAGCCACCCTCAAGGCCAACGAACAGCCAGACGTGCGGGCGCTGATCAGGTCCACCACGGACCTCAATGAGCGCACCCTTAGGATTATGGATGCTATGGAAAGGAGTTGCCGGTAATGGTCGCCAAGGCAATGCAGATGCTGAAGGATAAGCTCGATGTTGCTGAGGCGCAGCGGAATGAGTGGGAGGACAATTTCCGCAAGTACGGAGACCACCTGTACAATTGCGCCAATGAAAGAGGTGATCCTTGTAGCTGCGGTTTTATTACCGCGAGCGGAGAGGGTGAGTGATGCTGATGCACTCCAGCGGCAAGCTCAATGGCTACTGGGAGGGCGACACCTTCATGGTGAGGGCCGAATACGACCGGGGCTACTTCGAGCTGCCTCTGCCGGTCGAGAGCGCCCGGTGGCTGGCTGAGAGGATCGCGGAGGGCATGCCGGCGACCGATGCCGGCGCCGCTGCCCAGGTAGTGGATAAGGCTGATGATTAATCTCTATAAGCCAGACCCCTGCAAGTGCGAGGGCAAATGGTTTCTCCTACATCCAGGCGACAGCAGTGGCTATGGGATGCGGCTTTTCAAACATTTCTGGGAATGCAATGGATGCGGCAGGCTGGCGCCGCTGGAAGGTGAGTGATGGTTGATGGAGTATCGGGACTGATACGAGAACTGCGGCTCGCTGACGCTCGTGGTGTAGCGCCGCCCCAGAACTGGACCGCCCTCGCTGCCAGCGCAATGGAAGAACAGGCCAACCTGATCCGCACCACCCAGGCCCAGCGCGACAAGGCGATGGAGGGTTTTAGTAAATATGGAAGCTGCACAAACCGCTGCACGTCCGACCGTAATGGCACCACCGCCACCACTGGATCACGCGAACTGAGCGATGCTGTGCTGTTGGCGCATGGGTGGGAGCGTAAAAAAGATATTGAATTTGAAGATGGCTGGACTGGCAGGTGGGATTGGCTTTCACCAAGCGGGCAATTTTACCTTGACCGCCCCGACCCCACCCGCAGCGTGGACGATGCGCTGGCGCTGGCTGGGGACGATTGGACAGCAGTCCTGATTGGTGCAATGGACCGTCTTGACATCATCGCGTTCACTACAGATGAACAGCCCGATCTAAAACTGCTGCCCCTCGCAATCTGCGCGGCGCTGGTGGAGATGAAAGATGGATGAAGACACCATCAAGAGGATCGAGCGAGCCAGGGGCCGGGCGGATGCCACGGCTTGGCTGGTAATGGGATGCGTTGGGGCGCTGGTAATTCTGCTGGCCCTAGAATGGATGGGGGTGTGATGATGCCTAGCGATATTCCAAAGGCGAGAGAGATGCTGGAGGCCCTTGCGATAAAGATCAATTGCGAGGACGTTCACCCCTTCGATGTGGCTCGCGAGATCAGGGCCGCTGTGAAGCTGATGTCGAGGGACAGGCCAGTCCGCCGGGCAAGGAAGCAGCGGCGGACGCCTGTCAAGAGCGAGGTCAAGGAGGCCATCATTGTGATGGCGAAGCGGTATCCCGACATGACGCTCGACGCTATAGGTGTCAGGCACGGAACTTCGGGGGCGAGGGTCTCCGAGATCATCCGTGGCCTCAAGAGCCAGGAGCCAGAACATCTCCCGAGAACCCAGGAAGAGTTGCGGGGGCTGTGACCGCACAGGCATCTATGCTATAGATGATCCAATGGATGATAGATGAAGGGATAGATGATGGGTGGTGTGGATAGAGCCATGATCACGGGGAGACTGAGGTTTGTGACAAAGTACGTCCCCTTGAGGGATGTGATAGGCACCTCGAATTTGCAGGAGGGTGTCCGCATCCTCCAGCAAGAGTTCCACGATGGCGCTGGTGGCTACGAGTGGCGAGACGTACCATTGGAGGAGGAGTAGGTGGGTATCAAGGAAGTCCCGGCGACCATGGAGTACACCTGCGATGCGTGCGGCTTTGTGGAAAGTGAGGAGGATGTTGACTTGGTGATGCACTCACCCGCGACACACCCTCTGCCGGCGACGTGGGCGCAGTATGTGGTCCTGACCTTTGTTAAAGACCTCCCGAAGGATAAGCAACTGACTTGCGCCCACTACTGCCCCAAGTGCGCCGAGAAGATCGACCGGGCCATCAGGCTGGAGAGGGCTAAAATTTCGGAGATGAATGGATAATGGCCGACACCGCAAAGACCAAGGCAGCACGCTCAAAGGCAATGAAGGCAGCCTGGGCACGGAGGAAGCTGAGGGCAGTGGCTGGCGAGCCGACGCCAAAGGCTGCTGCTGCGGGGGATGGCGGGACTACTTGCGAGCCAGTCGCAAAGCCGAAGGTGGCTTCTGAGAACAGGACGGGATCAGGCCAATTCAAGCCCGGTCAAAGTGGCAACCCCGGCGGCAGGACGGCTGTCCCGCCTGAGGTCAGGGAGGCCTCGAAGGCCATGACGGTTGATGCTCTCCAGACCCTCAAGGATGTGATGATGGACACGGAGCAGAATGGCTCCGCCCGAGTGGGCGCGGCGAACTCCATCCTTGATCGAGCATGGGGAAAGGCCCAGCAGAATGTCACAGTCGATTATCGAGATGAGATTACCACCTTCCTCGCCAGCCTCAGCGATGGAAGACCTGAGGCCGGTGATGGAGACGTGGAAGGGGAACCCGGTCCAGTTCGTCACTGACGTACTTGGCGTCAAGGAGATCGAGGAGTGGCAGCGCGAGGCACTGATGGCGCTGCCGGCGCAGGACCGCATCGCCATTCGGTCGGGACATGGCGTTGGCAAATCAGCGTACCTCTCGTGGGTCATACTCTGGTGGCTGGTGACACACTTCCCAGCCAAGGTGGCCTGCACGGCGCCGACAGCCCATCAGTTGAGCGACGTGCTGTGGGGCGAGGTGGCCAAGTGGCATCGCAAGATGCTGGAGCCGTTCAAGAGCTGGCTGACGGTGAAGAGCGAGACCATCGAGCTGGCCCTGTCGCCCCAGGAGAGCTTCGCCGTTGCACGGACGGCCCGGCGTGAGACGCCTGAGACCTTCCAGGGCTTTCACTCCGACAACATGCTCTTCCTCGTGGACGAGGCGAGCGGTGTCGATGAGATCATCTTCGAGGTCGGTCAGGGCGCCATGTCCACTGCCGGCGCGAAGACGCTGATGGCCGGCAACCCCACGCAAACGAGTGGGCACTTCTTCAACGCCTTCCACAAGAACCGCCAACGCTGGTGGACGCAGAAGGTCAGCTCCCTCGACAGCACCAGGGTCGGGCCAGACTATGCCGAGGAGGTGGCAGATACCTATGGCATCGACAGCAACGTCTATCGCGTCCGTGTGCTGGGTGAGTTCCCGACCGGCGAGGACGACAGCGTCATCCCCGTCCACCTCTGCGAGAGCGCCCTGGTGCGCGAGGTCGAGCCGTCAGAGGCCTACAACGTAGTTTGGGGCCTGGATGTCGCTCGCTTCGGAGATGACGCTACAGCCCTCGCCAAGCGCCGGGGGAACGTGCTTCTGGAGCCGGTTAAGGTGTGGCGAGGGTTGGACCTGATGCAGACCGTGGGCCGAGTGGTCGATGAGTACCGCCAGACCTACGACGACATGCGGCCCAGCGAGATCATAGTGGATGTCATCGGTATCGGTGCCGGCGTGGTTGACCGCCTGCACGAGTTGAAGCTGGCCGGCGTGCGTGGCCTCAATGTCGGAGAGATGCCGGCGGCGAAGGAACGCTTCAGCCGCAAGCGCGATGAGCTTTGGTTCGAGGGCAGGGAGTGGCTCGACAAGCGCGACTGCAAGCTGCCCGACGACGATGCGCTTATCGCGGAGTTGACCGGCCCAAAGTACAGCTTCCTCTCGAACGGCAAGCTCAAGGTCGAGAGCAAAGATGACATGAAGAAGCGCGGCCTGCACTCCCCCGACCGGGCCGACGCCTTCCTGTTAACCCTTGCCGGCGGCATGGATATAAACGAGAGTGTCCACATGGACCGATATGAGAAGGCGCGCAAGAAGAGACGGCGTGGGTCGGCTTGGTCGGTGTAATAGATGAGAGGATGATGTGATGACCGGCTTCAATCTCCCGCCCGGCGTGACGGCGAACGACATCCCAGGCAATGAGGCTGAGGGTCCAGCCCTTGGCCACCACACCCACCGTGGCATCGCCTTCGAGATAGTCAGCGAGCCGATGCGTTATGGGCGCAGACGCGCCGTCGCATGGAAGCGTGACGGCGATGAGGGCCACGGCTATACGAAGGAGATCGCTAAGGCGAAAGACGCCGACCGGGTCGATGAGGAGCTGATCAAGCTGGCCTGGGACCATGCTCGTGCAGCAATAGATAGGATGCGTGATGCCAAAGTCTAAGGAGTACGCGATAAGCAAGATGATGGCCCATGAGTTTTGGAAGGGAGCCTCGCGCCCCGAGGCCAAGCGCAAAAGGGAGGCTGTCGTATTCGCTCCGCTTCCTGACCGCCCTGAGATCGAGCAGGCCCTCGCGGACCACCAGTGGAACCGCGCCGCCCGCTGGCTCAAGAACCACACCCACGATGAAGACTGGCCGGCGCCGGCAGGCATCCACGAGAAGATCGAGGCCCAGCAGGCCCACCTTCAGGATGAGATGCGGGCCTTTGGGCTGAGGTGGTGATATGGGCCTCATACCCAACCCCTTCAAACCCAAGCCCCTACTCACAGGCGCCCGCCGCTACATCCTCGGCCAGGGCGTTGACCTCGCTGGCGAGCGTCTCATTCTGGCCGGCTTGATAGGCGAGGCTGAGGGTAGCACCCCATCTGGGGGTCGCTTCGAGGTGATGATGTCATGGGCCGGCACGGAGGAGGGGCACACGGACGTTGACCTCCTCTGGTCGAGCCAGCCCGAGTTCATGGCCATCGCGAATTGGCAGGCCTACGAACTCAACCCCGCCATCGTGCGTGCCGGCGTGAAGTCAGGGCTGGTTGTTCTGGTGAGGGGTGATGGACCTACGCACTAGAATAGAGGGCGCCCACAACAACGCAGCCGCTGCCG